ACGGTTAATGCGGCAGGAAATTATACTAAGCCTACTATGCGCAAACGTCTTGTTGCATCCGTTAAGGCTGGCAGCAAAGGTGGAAAAGCTGGACAGTGGAGCGCACGTAAGGCACAAATGGTCGCAAAGCAATACAAAGCAAAAGGTGGGGGCTACAGGTAGTGGCTCTCTCTAAATCTCAAAAGTCTTTAAAGAAATGGACTAAGCAAGATTGGCGAACTAAAAGTGGGAAGCCTAGTGCTAAAACTGGTGAGCGGTATCTACCTGCTAAGGCTATTAAGTCTCTTAGCAGCAGTGAGTATGCCGCTACAACCAGAGCTAAACGAAGAGGCACGAAGGCAGGTCAGCAGTTTGTGGCTCAGCCTAAAAAAATTGCAAAGAAAACCGCTAGATTCAGGAGAACTTAAATGACTATAGCAATGGAACGTGTGTTAGCTTGGAAGATTATGCCAAGACTAATGATGTTAGTAATGACGTGGATGTACATTGAAGTTTTGTTTTGGTTTATGTCTTTGTCTGCTGGTGATATGACATCACAGGCTACAGCACTTACTGCCACTGTAACTGGTGCAATGACTGGTGCATTTGCCGTTTGGCTGGGGCATGAGAAATGATTGGTCAAATCTTAGGGGCAGTAGGTGGACTTGCAACTACGTATCTTGACGGTAAGGTAGCAGTACAGAAAGCTAATGCAGAGATTAAGGTTAAGCAAGCTACTGGTGAAATTGATTGGGATCTAGCAGCTATCAATGCTACTCAGAACTCATGGAAAGATGAATGGATTACTTTACTTTTTTCTATTCCCTTAATTCTAGCGTTCTGTGGTGAGTGGGGTAATAGTATTGTACAAGCTGGTTTTGCCGCATTGGAAACTATGCCAGCATGGTATCAGTACTCATTAGGTGGGATCGTTAGTGCCAGCATTGGTATTCGTTCTGTAAGTAAGTTTTTTGGGAAAAAGTAATGGCATTTAAATTAAGCAGTAGAAGTTTAAAGAAACTAGATGGTGTAGACGAAGGTATTGTATCAGTTGTAAAGGATGCTATTGGTATTACAAAAGTAGACTTCGGTGTTACCTTTGGACTACGTACACTAGAAGAACAAAAGAAACTGTATGAATCTGGTAGATCGCAGACTATGAAGTCTAAGCATCTTGAGGGTCGTGCTGTAGATCTAGTTGCATACTTTGGTTCAGACATTTCTTGGGAACTCAATGTCTATGATGACATCTGTGATGCTGTGGCTGAAGCCGCTAGAAAGAATGATGTAGCAATTAAATGGGGTGCTGCATGGAGTGAAGGAGACATTAGAGAGTATGCTGGTACTGCAGAAGATGCAATGAACGCATACGTAGATCTCCGTAGGTCACAGGGACGTAGACCTTTTATTGATGCCCCACATTTTGAAATGATGTAATATGGCTCGTGAATTAACAGAACGTCAACAAAAGTTTTTAGATGTGCTTATGGATGAGGCAGGTGGCGATGTTACTATGGCTAAGAAACTTGCTGGGTATTCGCCCAATACACCTAACCGTGAGATAACCAATAGTCTTAAAGAAGAGATTATTGATGTAACACATAGTTACTTAGCACGTAACGTACCTAAAGCTGCAATGGCTATGGTTAGTGCTTTGTACGATCCTACTGAGCTAGGTATTCGTGATAAGATGTCTGCAGCTAAAGAACTACTAGATCGTACTGGTTTAGTTAAAACTGAGAAGATGCAGGTAGAAGCTAAGGGTGGCGTTATGTTAATGCCAGCTAAACAATCACAGGATGACGATGACTAAGCCATTAGGACAATGGAAACTACCACAACCGACTGACCTACAAGAAGACAATGAATGGGTTCCTATCCCACGTGTAGCAAGAACAGTACCCTTTGGATATGAATTAGATCCCGAAGATGACGGAATACTCTTGCCAATTGATAACGAACTTGATATGCTTGTGAAAGCCAAGAAGTACTTAAAACAGTACTCGTATCGTGAGGTTGCCAACTGGCTAACCCGAAACACTGGCAGAACCATATCTCACGTAGGATTAAAGAAACGGTTAGATAATGAGCGAAGAAGAAAAAACAAAGCTGGAAGCCTACGCAGATGGGCAGACTATGCGAAAAAGGCAGTCGCCAAAGCGGAAGAAATTGAACGTAACCGAATCGGGGCGAAAGCGCAAGACAACGACAACCAAGAAACAAACGCAGCTTGAACCAGCTAGAATAGTAGAACCTGAACTAGCACCTGTAGAAGAACAGCATAATGTAATATTTAAGCCTAATGCTGGACCACAAACAGACTTCTTAGCTGCAGGTGAGCGTGAGGTTCTATATGGTGGCTCTGCAGGTGGGGGTAAGTCATATGCAATGCTCGCTGACCCTTTGCGCTTTATGGGCCATCCAGCCTTCTCAGGATTGCTCCTACGACATACTACAGAAGAACTAAGGGAACTTATCTTTAAGTCTCAAGAAATGTATCCTAAGATATGGCCTGGAATTAAATGGTCAGAACGTAAGATGCAATGGACTGCACCCTCTGGTGCTAGACTGTGGATGTCTTACTTAGATAAAGAAGATGATGTATTAAGATACCAAGGTCTTGCGTTTAGCTGGATTGGTTTTGACGAACTTACTCAATGGCCTACCCCATTCGCTTGGAACTATATGCGAAGTCGCTTGAGATCTACAGCCTCTGACTTACCTGTATATATGAGAGCTACTACCAACCCAGGGGGTAGAGGACATCATTGGGTTAAGAAAATGTTTATTGACCCTGCGCCATATGGTGAAGCGTTTAATGCTACAGATATTGAAACGACTGAAGTACTATCTTATCCTGCTGGACATGCCAAAGCTGGTAAGCCTTTATTCAAACGTAGGTTTATACCTGCCCGTCTTTCCGATAATCCTTACCTAGCAGAACAAGGTGACTACGAAGCAATGCTTCTATCTTTACCTGAACAGCAACGTAGACAGTTACTAGATGGTGATTGGGATATTAAAGAAGGCGCAGCTTTTACAGAGTTTGATAGAAACATACACGTAGTTGATCCTTTTGATATCCCTAGTAATTGGGTAAAGTTTAGAGCGTGTGACTACGGCTATGGAAGTAAGTCTGGAGTAATTTGGTTTGCTGTAGCTCCTAATGAGCAATTGTTTATTTATAGAGAGTTGTATGTAAGTAAAGTATTAGCTGCTGATTTAGCAGATATGGTATTAGATTTAGAGGCTGAAGATGGAAATATTAAGTATGGCGTTCTTGATAGCTCTTTATGGCACAAGCGTGGTGATACTGGCCCATCATTGGCTGAACAAATGATTCAGCGTGGGTGTCGTTGGCGTCCTTCAGACAGATCCAAAGGCTCACGTGTAGCTGGTAAAAACGAAATACACAGAAGGTTACAGGTTGACGAATACACAGAAGAGCCTCGTATGGTGTTCTTTAATAATTGTACCAATATTGTTGCTCAATTACCCGCCTTACCAATCGACAAAAGAAACCCAGAAGATATTGACACTACCTCCGAAGATCACTTGTACGATGCTTTGAGGTATGGTATTATGTCAAGACCACGATTTAGTATATTTGATTACGATCCAAACGTAAGTTCACAAGGTGGTATGCGAGTAGCAGATGCTACCTTTGGTTATTAAGGAAAAATAAATGGCAGAAGAAAACGAAGGCTTTATTGAAGATGACGCTATTGTACTAGCAGATAGCGAAGACTCTACTATTGATGATGCAGACACTTCTAAAATTATTCCATTTATTATGGAAAAGTACAATCGTGCAGACGATTATAGGCAACAGGATGAAGATCGTTGGTTACGTGCGTATCGTAACTATCGTGGTTTGTATGGGTCAGACGTACAGTTTACAGAAGCAGAAAAGTCTAGGGTATTTATTAAAGTAACTAAAACAAAAACACTAGCTGCGTATGGTCAAATTGTTGATGTGTTATTTGCAGGTCAAAAGTTCCCTCTTACTGTAGATCCTACAGAACTTCCTGATGGTGTTGTTGCAGATGTAAACTTTGATCCTAAAGAACCTGAGCAACTAAAACAATCTGGCATGGATGAAATTGTAAATCCATATGGCTTTGCTGGTGATGGTAAAGAGTTACCTGCTGGTGCTACAGCTAAAACACTTGCAGAAAGTTTAGGTCCAGTAAAAGATAAGTTACAAGATATTGAAGGTGTACGTGAAGGTGTGGGTAAAACAC